AACCACCAGGGCATGACGCTGGCCCGGACCAAGCCGGGGACCCTGAAGCTCTCCGAAGAGACCGACGGCACGAAGAGTCCCATCTACGGGATCACCGGGCTGCACTCTGAGGCCCTGCTCGATCCGACCAACATGTACGTCCAGGCGATGCGCTCGGCCGTCGACCGTTGCGACCTGGACGAGATGTCGTTCGCCTTCCGGGTGATGCGCCAGGAGTGGAACGACGAGTACGACCGGCGGTGGATCAACGAGGTCAGCCTGGACAAGGGCGACGTGTCCCTCGTCAACTACGGGGCCAACCCGACCACTGGCGGGACGGTGTCGATGCGGCAGCGGGTCACGGGCCGAACCGAGGATCCGTCTGGCATCCCGATGGTGATTCTCCTGCGACGCTCCGCACTCTTCCGCCAGCTGCGGGAGGGCAAGGTCCTCTCGGCGGCCAACTCAGAGGAGCTGCAGAAGGCCCTCGAGGCGCTCCACGCTGCCGACGATGCCGACATCCCCGGCATCGTCCGTGCGCTCCAGGACATCGACACCGCCGTGGACGCCGGCATGGCCGGGATCTCGACCGTCCTCGACACGGCGAACCCCGACGGGGACACCGGCGACCTCGAGCCGGCGCTGGTGCCCCCGACCGCCAGTGCTCTCGCTCTGCCCGACTACGGCGATGAGGCCAGGGCTGCCCTGGAGGCACTCCGTCACGGACCTCGAAGGGGTGCGGCATGACCGACACGATGACCAACGGCCAGAAGGAAGACGTGCTGGAGGGCGCACTCGAGGTGCTCCTCGCTGGCGACGACCCGGACGGCGACCACTACGCCTACGTCCTCGACTTCACGGACACGTGGGTCGTCTACTCGTCGTATGAGGGGACCTACCAGATCAGCTACACGATGGACGACGACGGCACCGTGGCCTTCACCGGCGATCCGGAGCCCGTCTACTCCGTGACGACCTACGAGCCGGTGAAGGAGTCCAAGAACGCCGGCCCGCTCGAGCGTCGAGGCGGCCCCAACATGCGACTCCGTGCCCGGATGGTCGAGTCCAGCCAGGGAGCCACGGTCAAGGTCCGCTCCGAGCCGCTCACCTACTCGCGGTGGGGACGGGACTCGTTCTACCGGGACCTGATCCTCCGGGACCGGGTCGACGGCGCAGCCGGCCGGCTGCGCCGCCACGCCCAGGAGATGGACGTGATCTCCAAGGAGCAGAACGCCCGGTCGCTCCGGTCGCTCCGGTCTGGTGAGATCGAGTACCGGGTCGAGCCGAACCGGACCGACGGGGAGGGCGGGTACCTGGCGCCACCGGCATGGCTCAACCAGCTCTTCGCCACCGCTCCCCGCCCGGACCGGATCCTCGCCTCGCTGATCCCCGGCACCTTCGCACTGCCCCAGGGGTGCTCCTCGGTCAACCTCCCGATCATCCAGACCGGCACTGCGGTCCAGCCCGTCGCCGATCTCCAGGCTGACCCCAGCCAGGACATCACGGATGCCCCTGGGTCCTCCACCGTGGTCACCCTGTCGGGTCACGCCGATGTCTCGGTCCAGTCGCTCGAGCAGAGCCCGACCGGAGCCCATCTGGACTTCGCCATCTTTGCCGACCTCTCGTCGGCCTACGACGCCCAGCTGGAGACGCAGCTGCTCGTCGGCGGTGGTGTAGCGATGAACCAGATCCTGGGGGTGGCCAACGTCGGCACTCCGGTCGCCTACACCGACGGCAGCCCGTCGGGCTCGGAGATGTACCCCATCTTCGGTCAGACGGTCGCTCAGCTGGCCAATGGACGGAACCGCCCGCCGGAGGCGTGGATGGCCCGTACGGCCCGCTGGGCATGGTTCACGACCCAGGAGGACACCGCCGGCCTTCCCTTTGGTCTGCCGAGCCCCTTCTATATGGGATCGGATTCCGAGACGCCGGATCCCCTCGGCGGCCTGCTCGGCTTCCCGCTCTTCGGCAACGAGGCGCTCCCGGCCAACCTCGGTGCCGGCGGAAACCAGGACGAGATGATCTGTCTCCGCCCCAGTGACCTACTGCTCTTCGAGGCCCAGCCGACCACGGCCGTCATGCGGGATCCGGGATCCGGAGCCCTCTCCGTCCGCCTCCAGCTGCACAACCGCGCAGCTGCCATCACGAACAGGTACCCGTCGGGTATCTGCGTGGCCGGCGGCACCGGCTTCGTCGTCCAGTCCAACTTCTAACCCTGAGCGGGGTGGAGCAGCGGTAGCTCGCCTGGTTCATACCCAGGAGGTCGCCGGTTCGATTCCGGCCCCCGCCACCAGGTGCGCCCAGCACCGTCACACGTAGCCCTGGGCTTTCTGTGCAGCAACCCGCGCCGGACCCCAATCGACGACCGCCGGACCGCCTCCGGGCGGCACCACCGTCGCCGAGTGAGCGGCACCACCCGGGCAGACAACCACCCACTGCCCGCCGTTCCGGCGCGCCCACCCAAGAAAGGGGGCACCATGCCTCCCACCACCACGGAGCCCACGCTCCTCGACAAGCTGTACGAGCAGCGCACGACCATGGTCGACGCCTGGTCCGAACTCGTCGCCGCCCGCGAGACCGAGCGTGCCTCCTTCGAGGAGCGCCGCAACTCGGCCGACGAGGCCCAGCGTCCTGACGAGGCCGCCATCGAGCTCTACCGCTCGGCCGAGGCCGCGTTCAAGGCCGACTCCGACCAGCGCAAGGCCGAGATCAGCGAGCAGGACCTGCGGATCGCCGACCAGGAGGACATCGTCCGCCGTCGGGCCGAGGCCGCCGAGGCACACCGGGGCGTCCCGGTGGTCACCTCCGAGCCCCTGACCTACCGCCGGGACAACGGCCGAGGCATGGAGGGGATCTCGTACTACCGGGACCTCGCCATCACCCAGGTCGAGGGCGTCACCTTCGCCACCACGACCCGGGACCAGTCCCTCGCTCGCCTGACCCGACACGCCCAGGAGATGGACGTCGAGATCCCGAGGCGGGTCGAGGCGGCCCAGGCCCGGGCCCGGGCAGCGCTCGACACCCCGGACTCCCGGGGCGGAAGCCTGCGGGGCATCAACCCGTTCCACCAGGGGGCGAACTACAACCCCGTGGAGCAGCGGGTCGAGCCCGGACGGACCGACGGCTACGGCGGATACTTCGTGCCGCCCCTGTGGATCCCCGAGGAGTACATCCCCGGGCTGCGCGCCCACTCGGTGGCCGCCGACCTGTGCCGCCAGTTGGACCTGCCCCCGGGCACGGACTCCATCAACATCCCGAAGCTGGCCAACCTGACTGCGGTCGGGTACCAGACGGCCGACAACTCCGGAGTGCTGTCGCAGGACTGGTCGGACACCTTCGTCCAGGCCAACGTCAAGACGGCCGCCGGCCAGTCCGACGTCGCCCTGCAGCTCCTCGAGCAGTCGCCCAACGGGATCACCGATGAGGTCATCACGACCGACCTCATGGCCGCCTACAACCAGTTCGTCGACCAGCAGGTGATCGCTGGCGACGGGGTGGGGACCGGGCAGCTGGCCGGCGGTCACATCCAGGGCCTGTACCCGGCGAACAACTGGGGCGCCAACGCAGTCACCTACACGGACGGATCCCCCACGGGGCAGCACTTCGTGTCGGTGCTCGGCGTCATGGCGTCGCAGATCGCCCGCAACCGCTTCGACCTGGCGAACCTCAAGTTCGTCCTCAACGGTCGTCGGTGGTTCTGGTACGCCACGTCGCTCGACACCAACGGCCGCCCGCTGGTGAACTCGCAGGAGGGGTCGCCGTACAACATCCCCGCCGAGATGCTCGCCGAGCTGCCCGCCGAGGGCCTGTCGGGGACGACCAACTTCGGCGCCCCGGTGTACGTGGACGACAACGTGCCGACCAACGACACCTCCGGTGGCGGGTCGAGCCAGGACGTCGCCATCGCCGCCCTGTGGGACGACATGTGGCTGTTCAAGGGTGACCTGCGGACTGCGGTCTACCGGGAGGTCCTGTCGGGATCTCTCGGCGTCCGGTTCCAGGTCTACAACTACTTCGCCTTCCTGGCGAGGTACGGACAGTCCATCGCCATCGCCACCGGTTCCGGCTTCGCCGCCCCGCAGGGTTCCGTCTCCACCCTGCTGTTCTGATCCCCGGGTCCGCCCCGTGGGACTCCGGTCCCACGGGGCGGCACCTCCGACCTGATTCACCGATTCACTCCACCTCAACCAATCGAAAGGAGTCACCATGTCCGGTGACCTCGTGGGCGGGCGTTTCCCGCTGACCTATCCCTTCGCCAAGGCCACCGGCCTGGCGTCCAACGGCGCACAGGGGAACATCTCCGTGCGCTCCAACCTGGAGATCCCGTTCCTGGGCAACCTCGCCGACCAGGCCGCTGCGCTTGTGTCCGGCGAGATCACCCTGGTCGCCGTGCCGGTCGAGATCGGCGACGAGATCTCGACCATCTCGGTCCGCACCGGCGCCACCTCTGCGAGCACCCCGACCCACCAGTGGGCAGCGCTGTACACCGGCGCCCTGACCACGGCGGCGATCGCCGGTGCGCAGTCCGTGGACGGAACGACCACCGCCATCGGTGCATCGGGAACCGTGGCCTTCACCCTGCCGGCGCCGGTCATCGTGACGCCGGCCATGGCCCCGTACGGCTACATCTACGTGGCCGTGAGCGTGACGGCATCGACCGTCCCGTCGCTCATCTCGGCGACGTGCGCCGCTGCCGCTCAGGGGGCGTGGTTCACCAACACCCCGCTGTTTGCCGCCACCACCGGCTCGGCCGTGGGAGCGACGGCGCCGTCGACACTGACCCTGGCGTCGGGCGCAGCGTCGGCCAAGGTCCCGGCAGTCTTCCTGTCGTGACCTCCGCGGCTCCGCTCCCCGGCCCGTCGAGGGCCGGGGAGTTGGAGGTGCGGGTCATCATCCCGTTCACCCACCGCCACCGTGAGACCGAGGAGGCAGCACCGGCCGACGCCGAATGGTACGACGTGGGTGCCGACCCTCATGCCTACTGGCGTCTACTCCGGGACGTCTGGGCGGACGGCGGGACGTTCCTGATCGTTGAGCACGACGTGGTCTGTCGGCCCGACGTGCTCGCCTCATTGGCGACGTGCCCGGAGCCCTGGTGTGCGTTCCCCTACGCCGACATGTGTCACTGGGAGTGCATGGAGGCGTGGGCCAACACCCTCGGATGCACCCGATTCTCGGCCGAGATCATCGCTGCCTGTCCTGATGCCGTGTCCTCGCTTCGCGAGGAGCTCCGGGACTGGCGCAACCTCTGCGACCACATCGCCGGGGACAAGGTCGACGGCACCCCGACTGTCACGCTCCGGCCGGGCAGCCTACGGGCCGCCGGTTACACCCATCACTGGCACTTCCCGGCCGTGGTGCATCACCACATGGGGAGGAACGATGCCCGACCAGCCTGACCCAACCGAAACGCCGGAGCCTCCCGTAGAGGCGCCCCAGACCCGTGAGCGCCCCGACCTCTACGAGCGGGCCGTCGTCGATCGCCGCATCACCCACGAAACCCGATAGGAGCACCATGCCCACCTCCCACGACTACCTCGTCCAGGCCAAGGGACTCATCGCCCGCATGGATGAGGAGGTCACCGCCCGCCCTACCGACCGCCAGGAGTTCCATGGTGACTCGTTCGGCGGTGACGTCGAAGGTCATCTCCGGGTCGTTGTCGCCCACCTGACGGCCATCGTCGGCGAGAGTCGGGAGGAGAACCCCGACCTGACCGTGGTGCCGGAGGGCGGCGAGGCGGCGAAGGAGCCCGCAAGGGAGCCCCGGCCCGATCATCCCCCAGCCGGCGAGGTCGGGGAGAAGGCGGCCGCCCCTGCCAAGAAGGTCGCCGCCAGGAAGACCGCCGGGGCGACGAAGACGGCGTCCCGCAACTGGGGCGAGTAGTCCGTGTCCGGCACCCTGACCCTCGGTGGGATGTCGGCCGGACTGGTCTCGGGTGAGAAGGTGCTCGGCCCGGTCACCATGACCGGCTCGAACACCGTGGGCCAGATCACGGACGCCTCGCTCTCGAGCGGGGACAACGTGTTCACCCTGCCGCCGTCGGGGGCGGTGGCCGTGGCCATCCTGCTCGGCCAGGCCCCCGCCGTCACCGTGACCTACCGGACCAACCTGGACTCCGGCGACACCGGGGCCCCCATCGCCCCGGTATCCGGTGTGGCCTTCGCCGTCCTCCCGCTCCCGACCGGTGTGACGGAGATCATCCTCAACGCCTCGGAGTCGCTGCCCGGAATCGAGTTGTGGTTCATCTGATGGCCACGGCCTACGACTTCATCATCAAGCAGGGTGACACCCTCCCGATCTTCACCGCCACCGTCCTCGACGAGAACGGCGACGTGGTCGACCTCACCGGCGCCTCGGTGCAGCTCGTGATCCGGAATCTCTCGTCGTCCTCCCCGGCTGTCAACGCCGCAGTCGAGATCACTGATCCGTCTGCCGGCGAGATCGAGTACGCCTGGGAGTCGCCGGACACGGCGGTCGCCGACCTCTACATGGGCTCACTGGTCGTCTCGCCGGAGAGCGGCGGCCAGTTCACTTACCCGAACGACGGATACCTGTCGATCGCCATCGAGGCCAATCTGACGTCGACGTCCGGCCCACAGCAGCTCGTCTCGGTGGCCGACGCCAAGGACGTGCTGAACATGCCGGCGAGCGACCGGGCGAACGACGCCAAGATCCTCCGGTGGATCCGTGCGGCCCGCCCGATCATCGAGCAGCTGGCCGGCCCGATCATCCCCCAGCAGTGGGAGGAGTGGTACGACGGCGGGTCGACGTTCATCCAGCTCAACCACCGGCCGTCGGTCGGCATGGGCACGTCACCACTCCTCACGGTCCAGGCCATCAGCGAGTACAACGGCCCGATCGAGTTGCCGCTGGCGGTCGTCGCCTCGCCAGACCAGGGTCAGCTCTACTCGGCCATGGTGGACGTCCGCCGCGGTCGAGTCGTCCGGCGCACTG